TCGATTTCATATTGTGTAAAGAATGGTGTTGAATATGTTGTTCCAATATACAACTTATATTCAAGATTGACATAAAGTGGTGTTCCAAGAACATCTTGAATGTGAATGTCTTGTGCTTGTTTGACGAAAGGATAGATTAAATCTACATCTACATTTTTTCCAAGGGGAGAGTTCTCCCTGAGGTATTGGTCGTCAATAAAAAGGTATGAAAAAGTTGCTGCCATTATGCTCCTGGTGGTTTTTGTTGAGGTGCTGCCTCATCGATTTTTATAGGTGTTAATTCTTCGATCTCTACTGTTGCGACACCATTGAATATCAACACTGATTTGAATGCGTCTAAGACGACTTTTCTTTCTGGTTTAATCACCATATTGTCAAAGATTTGCCAAGACTGCATCAACTCAGATGAATATCCGAGTTTTCCTGGTGTTTGAATTCCAACAAGTTGAGGGTGACATCTGTGTGCTGTGATTAATTGTTGTGTGATTTGTTCTGAAACTTGAAGAAGTCTTCCATCTATGTTTGTAGCATCAATCGTATCCACATCAGGAGCAAGGTCTTTTCCATCTGCGTATAGAATAATTGCCTTTCCAGCGTTTTTGGGTCCACCGTGTTGGTGTTTGATTGCTTCTGCGTTTTGTCGTCTTTCATCTGGTGTTGGTTTTTTATAGAACTTGAAAACTATTGAAGGTGAAAATCCATTGTTGATTGCCGCCAAGTTATAATCAGCCATCAACATATCAGCTTTAATCCATTTCAAAGCCGAGTAGTATGAAGGCAGTGAAAAGTATTCCATATTGTTTTCTGAACCTTTGATAAAAAAGAGTTGTCTTCCTTCTTCAACATCATTCGGATTGAATGCGTCAATTTCACGAGGTGGATATTTTCTGATGTTTGACCAATCTTCTGAATAGTAGTAACAATCTGGTTCAGACCATTCATTGTCTTTTTTCTCAGGTGCTACACGACAAGCATCAATCCAGTTTATATCAACAACACGAGATTTATCAACTGAATAAATCACTTCGAAAGTTGCATATCCGAATGTCTCATAATCTCTAACAACTTTCTTAAAAACCGAATCTAACTTTCTCCAAAATGGTACAAGTTTCCAGTTCTCGACAAGAAAGGCGTCTGATTCTTGGCGAGTTTTTCCAAACATAAATCCAAGACCAGCAATCAAACTTGTTTTACCTTCAATGATTGCATTGTGTGTTGCTGATGAATTTTTATATTCAAGCAAGTCAAGTGGAAATGAATGGTTATGTCCCCACAGAACCCAGTCATATCCTCGATGTTCTTTCGGCATCGGTAGTTCGATGTTGATGTTTCTAAATTGTTCAACAAAAGAACCTTCATTTTCTTTTTTCGGTTCTAAAACCTCTTTTTGTCTGTTAAAAACAAAATCAAATAAAGCCATATTATCTTCTAAGAGCACCTGTGTTTTTTGATGGTCTGGCTATAGTGCTCCAAGTAGCCGCATCTTGAACCATAATTTTTCCACTCTGCAACTTAGTTGAACCGGCATATCCAGTCCAAGACCACATTCCTGATTGTAGGTTCCAAGTTCCTGAATTGAGGACTTCTGGAGTTCCGACTTTGATATTAAACTTAGTCCATTTATTCAGAGGTTGTAAATCAGTCAGTGTTGCTGATTTTGTCGCTCCTGTGATGTCATTTGTTAATAAAAAAGTCCAACTACCGGTCCAACCAATCGGTGCTTCTTCTTTGAAACTCAACCAAACAGATTGTGTGATACCAGGTGTGAAAATTATAGTCATTTAGAAAACTTTTGTTTCTTTCTTTTATATATATCTTGGTGGTGATTTCGTTTTTCACCAGACGATTTGTATGTATAATGAAAAACCCCATCTGAAAAGACGGGGTTTCTCTTTTATATTATGTCACTTCACCTTACAATAGACCAGCGATGATTGAACTTGACACACCAGGTGCTCTTTCAATCTCTTCACCTCTTAATGTGATTACATAGTTCGAACCATCAGCTTTTGTTGTTCCTGACGTCGATGTGCTTTCAAGAAGATATACACCCTCTTCACGACCTGGCAACCAGTAGTATCCGTTGCTGTCTTTTACAATAGCCGCTAAATCTCTTTGAGTTAAAAGAGCAAGAGTGTTTCTTTTTTGAACATCTCTTCTTGGAATTGTCACAGTGATTGTTTGTTCAAAAAGTGCCGAACCGGCCTCGATTGATTTTACCAAATCTTCTTGGTATGTAGCCGAGTTTCTGTTAAACTCAAACTCGTAGAATACCGACGCAGTCGCCATAGTGATTGCTGATACTGTTCCACCCGCTTCAGTGATGGAAACGATATTGTCGAAATCTGTTAGGTATAATTTGGTGAGACCACCGATATTGTTTTCACAATTTAGGGAAATTCCACCTGAAAAACTTACACAAGCCATATTTTTTTAATTTTTTTTTATTATGAATAAAGAACGATTTCAGCACCATATAGATAATCAACTCCAAACTTCAAAGATGTCACAAATCTTTCAGTTCTTGCTCCTGATATATTTCTTTGTGGAATTAGTAAAACCTCATCCCAGTCAGATGTTAAGTCAGTTAAGAAAAACACTTTGTCTGAATTGAAAGCAATCATTTGTTTAGCGGTCAAACCAGATGTTGGGATTAGTCTATACCCAAGGTAGTTCAACTCTTTATCACCAACAAGGAACAAACCACCAGTTGTAGCCGCTTGTGCTTGTTTGTATGAGAATGCGATTGCTTGGGATACAAAGATTTTGAAGTTAGGTTGGTTTCTTACTTCTGCTGGAACCGCCTCTAACAATCTGTTTAATTCACCAACAACATTTGAAGATGTGATTGTAGATGCTGTTGCAGATACATCGATTACATCTGAATCAGCCAATAATTTTTTAACCAAACCATCACAAAGATTTAGAGGATATGAACTGGTTCCAATATCACCTTTGAACATAGTGATTTCCAAATCTGATGCCACTTTTTCAGCAACATAATCCACAACGAATTCAGCGTATGAATTCGGCATGACCTCGTCAGAGTTTGAACCTGCTCTCAACTGTAAAGACAAGTAGTTTGCCTCGAATGTTGTAGCGCAATATTCAAGATTTACTTTCAAGTCGCAAACCTCAAGAGTTTTTTGATTTAATGTTCCTTCGCCTGTCGATGAAAACGAACAGTCGTCAGATTGTAGGATGTTTCCTAAGTCAGAGTAAGCCAATTTGATTTTCGATTTTACATTCGGAATCAAAGTCAATTCAGACTTAGCAACACCGGTGGTTAAGACTTTCTTGAAGAAACCTTCAGCGTCTTTTCCATAAAAAGTAGTATTGTCAACTAATGCCATTTTTGTTTAATTTTTTTTTGTTCTTTCTTTATATAGAGAAAGTTGAATTTCTGTTTTTATTTCACTTTTGCAAAAGCCTTTACTTTTGCTTCCATCTCAGAGAATTTGTCATTGAACCTTGTTTTTGCTACATCTTTTTTGATTGATGTTTCTGAAGGTGTCATTTTGAATTTCTCAGTGATTTGTTTTTTATATTCTTGATATTCTTTTTCTTTATCACCCATCATGTTTTTCAAGTTAGTGATTTCGTCCATCAACTCTTGATATCTGCTGTCAATCATTAAAGTCACTTCTTCTGATGTCAGTGCTGGTGCTCCTGGTGTCTCCATCGGTGCCATAGGATCTGCTGCTGCCTCCATTGGTTCAGGTTTTCCGTCTTTAACTGGAACACAATTCGGAACTTCTTTTCCATTCTCGTCGATTTTTGTTCCAACCATTTCATAGCCTTCATAGCAAGGTCCGTCAGCCGCAAGACTCATACCGTCTTCAATGCTTTCTACAGCACCATCAATCACAACAATTGTTCTTCCATCTTCGAGAACCCATCTGTCGTCGTCTGCTGGAACAGTCATTGCTTCGTCAGTAAAGATTGCAGTTCCAACTTCAATCATATCACCATCATAAAAGATTGGTGTTGTTCCATCACCTAACATCGAGGAACCTAAGTCAAGATTTACTTCTTTTTTCATACTTTGTTTTTTTATTTTTTTTATCATTTTCAGTTCCAAGTTTGCTAAGATTTCAACAGAGAAACCTTTAACTTTTTCACTTTTCACTTCGTCATTCCAAAATTTGTCATCTTTGATTTTGACACCACCAAACCAAGTTCCTTCTGGCAAGTCAAATCCAAATTTTTTACTTTTGTCATCTGAGCCTTCAATGACCCAGTTTTCAAAAACAAATGCATTCACACTCTCGTCTGTATGCATCAAATTAATTTCTTTATTTTTGAGTTGTTCGTTGAACTTCTCAGCAATCTTTTTAATTTCACCTGATGAAAACCTGACATAGTATTCACCATTAGTTTCATCTTTTCTATATATCAGTTTGTTCGGTATCAAAAAAGGACCAAACAACATTTTCTTTTCTTCGTCTGTCGCAAAATTTATAGTCCTCATCATTTTAAGCCAAGTTTTGTAAAAAATTTATCTGCTTCATCTGCATTCTTAAACGAGTAATCTCTTGTACCGTCAGGTCTTATCAACACACTGCCTATATCATCACCAGAAAAATATCGACCACCATTGCCGTAGCTTCTCGATGGAATCCCATCAGTAGAAACATAGGACCAGTCTCTTGTTATATTAATAAATCTTGTGCCGTCATTTTCGACCACTCCTCCAGTCATTCTATATGGAACTCTTTCAACAACAGTTCTACCATTCGATGATTTTGTTTTTTCTGTTTCTTTTTCTCTTAAATTATTCAAAGCATTTCCGACTAAAGCACCCTCTTCTGCAGTCATGGTTGTTTTTACATAATCGCCAGCCTTGTTTACACCAACATATTCTGGATATTTTGGTTCCATATTTGATATTTTCGATTTGATGCTTTCTTCTGGTGATTTTGTTCCACCACGAGTCTTGCTACCTCGAGCTTTACCACCACCAGCCTTCGGTGTCTTTCCAGTACCATCACCTTTACATCTTCTGTCTGGTTCACCATTAACTCTGGTTCCATCACCGTTTGGTGGACAACCAAGACATTCTTTTTTTGCAAAAGTTTGTTTTTTACTGAACGACCACTGAATTTCTTTATATCCACCTAAGTCTGTAACCTTCCTCTTTTGACCAGGTTCTG